TGTTCTCTCGTCGATCAACAACTCCAACTGGTCTGGCACTGCTCTGGCTGTTGCTAATGGCGGCACAGGCGCAGTCGATGCACCAACTGCTCGGACTAATCTTGGCGCTGGTACAGTAAACTCGGTGGCTGGTACTGGCACAGTAAATGGCCTAACCCTTACCGGCACGGTCACTACATCTGGCTCACTTACTCTTGGTGGCGCGCTTTCCGGCGTCAGCCTGACTACGCAGGTCTCAGGTATATTGCCTGTCGCCAATGGCGGAACAAACGCTACAACAGAGTCCGGTGCACGCACAAGTCTAGGTGCTACTACGGTTGGGGGTAACATGTTTACCCTGACCAATCCCGATGCGATTACTTTCCCACGTTTCAATGCAAACAACACGGTCTCTGCTTTGGATGCTGCGACTTTCCGGAGTGCAATCGGCGCGGGTACTAGCTCGACTACGGGTACAGTTACTTCGGTCGCTATGTCGGTCCCCGCGTTTCTTTCTATTTCGGGTTCACCGATCACAAGTTCTGGTACGCTTGCAGTCACCCTTTCCGGCACGGCACTCCCTGTCGCCAATGGCGGTACTGGCGCAACCACCCTTACGGGTGTTCTAAAGGGTAATGGCACTTCGGCTTTTTCCGTTGCTACTGCGGGCACTGATTACGTCGCCCCCGGTGGCGCACTCGGCACACCTTCATCGGGTAACTTGGCGAACTGCACCTTCCCAACACTAAACCAAAATACCACTGGTAGCTCTGGTTCCTGCACCGGTAACTCGGCAACAGCTACGACTGCTACTACAGCTACTACAGCTACTACAGCTACTACGGCTGGGTCTGTTACCAACGCTGTAACTTTTAACACCTCGGGTGGTGCAGCCGCTGGCACGACGTTCAACGGGTCCGCAGCGCGTACGATTGATTACAGCACGGTGGGTGCTTACGCTGCTACTAACCCATCGGGCTTTACGTCAAACGTCGGTACGGTAGTTTCGGTAAGCGGTACCGGTACGGTTAACGGTATCACGCTCACCGGTACGGTTTCATCTTCGGGTAACCTAACTCTAGGCGGTACTCTTTCCGGTGTTAGCCTCACGACACAAGTGTCAGGTACGCTCCCGATTGGGAACGGTGGTACAGGCGGAACCACACAAGGCACTGCGCAGACTGCTCTCGATGTTCCTTCCCGTGCAGGTTCAGGTGCCAGCGGTACATGGGGTATAAGCATCAGCGGCAACGCAGCCACAGCTACTTCGGCTACCTCGGCTACAAACGCTACAAACGCGGCAAACCTCGTAGCGGCCAACTTCTCTATCGTAGAAAGCGGCGGCGTCCTGTACTTCAAATATGGGGCGACCAATATCGCTAAGTTGGAAAGCAACGGAGCGTTTACCGCACTCAATAACGTCACAGGATTTGGGAGCATCTAATGGCACTACCAACCAGCGGACCATTAACTCTTGCGCAAATCCAAGGTGAATTTGGCGGCAGCAACCCTATCTCGTTAAGCGAGTATTACGCTGGCGGTGGTCTGGTGCCTGCGGGCACGACTGGTACTTATGGTGCTGTGCCCTCCTCTGGTGCGATTAGCATCCAGAACTTTTATGGTACGAGCAATTTCGTACCCGGCACGTTCACCTTTACAAGTAGCGGTAGCTTCACCCTCCCATCGGGCTACTCCACGGCTGTCATTGAAGTCTGGGGTGGCGGTGGTGGTGGCGGTACGTTCGGCGCTGCTACTGCGGCCACAGCGGGTGGTACATCTTCTGTTTCGGGTACTGGCGTTAGCCTTACATCAAACGGTGGCGGGGCTGGCTCTGATGCTTCGTCGTTAGGTACTGTCGTCTCCGGTGGCGCGGGTGGTACAGCTAGTGGCGGCTCTACCAATACGACTGGCGGTAGCGGTGGGAATGGTACGTACGACAGTCTATCCACAAACGGCATCGGCGGTGCAGGTGGTAACACAGCCGCTGGTGTCAACGCGTACACATCAGGTGGTACGGGCGGGGCTACAGTAGTTGCTGTTGCGAATACCGCAGGTAACGCTGGAGGACCTCCCGGTGCGGGCGGTAGCGGCGCTGTCGTATACATAGCCGCTAAAGTCAACCAAGGGCAAGGTGGTGGTGGTGGCGGTGGTGGTGGCTACTCACGGGTCACAGCTACCGTAGGTTCATCCCCCGCAGGCACTGTGCTAACCATAACAGTTGGCGGCGGCGGCTCTGGGTCCACACAAGGTAATACTATTTCAAACGGTGGCGCTGGCGCTGGTGGCTACGTCGTGATTAAGACGGCATAAGGATATGACTATGGGCACGGCTGAGTGGGTAGAAATAATCGAAATCCCGAAACTAAACCTTTATCTGGAAATCACCCATAACGCGGAGGAGTTGTAATGCGCGACTACTGCCGCAAATACAAACGATACCACATCGACGTGGTCTACATGGACCCGAACGAAACCTTTGTATTCAAGGCCATTAGCAATATCCGGTGGATTTCCAGCTTTGTTTTCCAAGGTGATTGCACCCGTGTCCAAGACGGCGAAACACTTCCTTCTTGGTCAGTCGGCTACCAGAACGATCCGCCTGAGAACAAGCTGACTGGCTCGACCTACACGGCTGGCCCTGAAGGTGTTGCTTGGGTGTGCGTAGAGTGCGTGGACGGGATGTCGAGCGTTGAGGATACCGAGACCGGACACGTCAATGTAGCTGGTGACTACACACTACCTGCGGGCTGGGGTTTTACCGTTGCTCAAGGTGAGGTGACTGCCGATGGTAAAACTGCTACGCAGGGTTTGTACTTCGCCCCGCGCAGCGCGGACGTTGTTGTTTCGGGGAACGCCGACTTAATTCTTTTGAGGTAGCTAATGGCATTCATCAAGCTCCAATTTAAGCCCGGTGTAAACCGCGACCAGACCGACTACTCCAACGAGGGCGGCTGGTACGAGTGTGACAAAATTCGGTTTCGCTCAGGTTATCCGGAGAAGATTGGCGGCTGGGTAAAATCTACCCCGACTGCATTTGACGGCGTGTGCCGCCAGATGTGGAACTGGATCACGACGTTCAACGATAACCTACTGGCACTTGGGACTGACACCAAAGCCTATATCGAGAACGGTGGTTACTACTACGACATTACTCCGTTCGGTGAAGCGCTTGCTGGGTCTAACACTTTTGCGGTAACGAACACCCTTGCTGTAGTCACAGTGACCACAACTGCTACACTCCCATCTTGGCTGGTGACAGGGGAACCCGTGCTTGTCGCTGGGTTCGTATCCGCTCTTGGTGGTATCCCCATCATCGAACTGAACGCAGTCCACATAATTACCAAGCTCGGGGCCAATAGCTTTAGTTTCACGGTAGCTACACCTGCCTCGTCTACTACCTCCGTCAGTGGCGCAGGCTACACCGTTAAGGCCGAGATTGAACCGGGCAATGCAATTACCACCGCTGGTCTTGGTTGGGGTGCAGGTGCTTGGGGGCGTGATGCTTGGGGTCTGGGTAGCACCACAGGCGGTATCAACCTTCCGCAGCGCGACTGGTGGTTTGACAACTTCGACAACGATCTTGCAATGAATATCCGCAACGGTGCACCTTACTGGTGGGTCGTTGGCTACCCATGCAATAACGCTCCAAACCTATGCCACTAACGAAGGGTATACGGCTGCTTCCGTCCCTGTGCAGGTTATGCAGTTGCTGGTATCCCAGCAGGACAAACACTTAATTGCTTTTGGCGCGGTGCCGTTTGGCTCGACCAGCACGGCTGACTTTGACCCGCTTCTGATCCGCTGGGCTGACCAAGACACTCCGGGCGATTGGACGCCGTCAACAACCAATACGGCTGGTGACCTTCGCGTCTCTCGCGGTTCGCGTATCGTACGGGCACTACCTACTCGTCAGGAAATCTTGGTTTGGACTGACACCAACCTGTATACGCTCCAGTTCCTTGGCACGACTGACGTATTTGGCTTGCAGGAATATGCGGACAACATCTCGATTGCTTCGTCACGTGCAGTGGCATCTGCGGCCAATATTACTTACTGGATGGGGCAGGACAAGTTCTATGCCTATACCGGTCGCGTCGAGACGCTACCCTGCACCCTGCGTAACCATGTGTTCAACAACATCAACTTCAACCAAGCAGATCAGATTATCTGCGGCACCAATGAGCAGTGGAACGAAATCTGGTGGTTCTATCCGACGGCTGATAGCGATCACAACAACGCTTATGTGGTTTATAACCATCTTGAGCGTATCTGGTATTACGGCACGATTGACCGTACGGCATGGCTTGACACGCCACTCCGCCAAAACCCACAGGGCGCGAACACTACAATTACTGTTGATGGCAGCACCGTCACGACTGGCGATGGCTTCCTTTACAACCACGAAGATGGTGTAAACGACGATGTGTTAGCGATGGACAGCTACATCCAGTCATCTGACTTTGACCTTGATGACGGCGACAACTTTATGCTGACTCGGCGTATACTACCTGACGTTGGCTTTGATGGCTCGACCGCTGCATCTCCCGAAGTAACGCTGACTATTCGCCCACGCAATTTCCCCGGCAGTGCGTTCCGTACGGATGCGGCTGATACTCAGCGCGTCATTGAGTCTCCGATTGGCGTCTATACCGATCAGGTCTTTGTCCGTGCCCGTGCCCGCCAGATGGCGCTTAAAGTGCGCTCGGAGAACCTCGGTGTTCAATGGCAACTTGGTGCACCACGCCTTGATGCACGACCAGATGGACGTCGCTAATGGCATTAGATAAGTTCAAAGCCGCTCCGATACCCAACCCGCCTTCGGAGTATGACGCGCAGTATCTGCGGCAGGTTATTCGTGTGCTGGAAACTTACTTCTCGCAGTTGGACTCACGCGCAGGTAACAATGCTCAGAGTTACACAGCCGATTTCTTCTATGGGAGCGGCATTGGTCTGACGTTCCCACATAACCAGTTCTTGAGCAACGTGGATCAGACAGTAACAGTTGTTGACCAAGCCTATGCAGTGCAACTGGAGATTACGTCTTTCACAGACGGTATCACTATTACTGGTGTGAATAATACACGGATTACCTTCGCGTCTCCGGGTATGTACATGTTCATATACAGCCTGTCATTTAAGAACCCGACCAACGATGCGCAGTCGGTAGATGTCTGGCTGCGGTACAACAACGGCACTACCACGACGGATGTCCCCAACTCGAACAGTAAGTTTACAATCCCACCACGCAAATCGACTGGTGACCCTTCGTATCTTATCGCAGTTACGCCCTTTAGTGGTTATGCAGAAGCTCCGGGTGTGTGGGTCGAAGTTATGTGGCATACAACCAACACAAGTGTAGTTATGGAACATCTTCCTGCTGTGGCTTACTCGGCAGGTGTGACGCCAGCCATCCCAGCTACACCTTCGGCTATTGTCGAAGCGTTCTTTGTGTCGAAGGCCGTGTGAGAATGGTATTTGGTTTTAAGCAGATTAACGCTATAAGCGTAGGTACAAGGTAGGTAATCATGATGGACATGCAGGCTGCTCCGCCAACATACGCAGAAATGAACACTGGGCAACCGCCGGTTGGTAACCCTCCTATGCTTGGGCAGCAGGTTCCGGGCATGACTGGTGGTCTGCCTTCGCAGGGTGGCTTGTCTGTTTTGGCTAACCCAATGGCAGAACAACTCCGTAGCTTCGGTCGTGGCGACGACTCCATGCTTGTCCACATGACGCCGGGTGAAGTTAACAGCCTCCAAGGTCTGGCTATGGCTACGGGCGGTTCCCTCACCATCAACCCACAGACAGGTCTGCCCGAAGCTGGCTGGCTCGGTAAACTCCTCCCAACGATCCTTGGCGCAGCCTTAGCGGCTACTGGCGTCGGTGCCCCTCTTGCTGCTGGTATCGTAGGCGCAGGTCAGTTTGCACGCACCGGTAGTTTGAAGAAGGGTCTCATGGCTGGCCTCGGTGCATTTGGTGGTGCTGGCATGGCTGGTATGGCGGGTCTTGGCGGTAAGATTTCTTCCAACGCACTCGGGATACTTGGTGATAAACCGGGTATGTTCGGTGCTAACATGGGTCTTGGTACTGCGACGAAAACAGCCGCACAACTTGCTGCGCCGACTGCCGTTACTGCTGACCCTCTCGCTAATGCACTACCCGTAACACCAACAGTAAACGTCCCAGCATCTGGCATTGCCGGTGGTCCGGGAGCTACTACACTAAGTGCGCCAGCAGCGGCAGCGCCTACGGCGGTTAACCCTATGCAGGCGTATATAAACAATCCGTTAGGAGAGTTTTCAAAGCAGGCTAACGCCCTATGGGGTGGCACGCCTACAGGACCTATGGCTAAAGTAGGTGGCGGCGCTCAGTTCACAGGTGGTCTAGGTTCGCGTTTCGGCCAAGCGGTTCGCGCTGGTCTGCCCGGTGGCACTCCCGGTATCATTTCTAAAGCTGCGCCTATGATGGCTGCTTCCGGCGTTCTCCAAGGTGTCTCCGGTGCGATGACCCCATCTGGATACCAAACCGCATCTGGTATGATGGACAACTCCTACCAAGGACCGTACACGGCGCAGAAGCGTACACCGAGCTTCGCTAAGGACACCAGTGAAATCCTTGGTTCGTCCAAGGAGCGCCGTTACTTCGACATTGATATGCCCGAAGTTTACAACATGGAAGGTCAGATTGTGCAGCCGGGATCGTCCACTGCACGGGGTACGCCTATCCTCCAAAACTATTTGCTACCCACCAACAAGAAGACGCCTAAGGGTTCTCCGATGTATGGCCAGCGTTTCGTACCGTATATGGGCGGCGTTGATCCAGAAGAAGGCTACGCTGGTGGCGGTGAAGTTGAACTGGCTGACGGAGCCTTTGTGCTTGATGCCCGCACGGTGTCTGAACTTGGTAATGGCAGCAGCAACGCGGGTCTTGAAGCTCTTCGTCGTATTGGTGGTAAGCCAATCCAAGGGCCGGGTGATGGGGTAAGTGATAGTATCCGTGCCCGCATAGGGCGTGACCAACCTGCGCGTGTTGCGCGTGACGAAGCTATTATACCTGCTGAAGCAGTACGTAAAATCGGTAAGGGCAACCCGAAGCGTGGCGCTGATAAACTATACGCGCTCATGGATAAGGCTCACAAAGCCCGGAAGAAAGCCAAGCGCGGTCAAGATACTAAGGTACGTCGGGGTCTCGTATAATGGAAGTAAGTCTGGTTCCTCCTGAGTTGGTTGAAGGGCTTTGGCCCCGCATCTTCCCCTACCTGAGCAGTGCTTCGGAATATACTTTTGGGCGCTACGAACCAGAGGATATCATTGAGTTTGTGCTTAACGGTCAGGCGCATCTTTGGGTTGTGCTTGACGAAGATGAGATTAAGGGTGTGACGATCACCCGCTTCTGGCAGTACCCACGTAAGAATTGCCTTGATCTGGTCTTTCTTGCCGGTGACGATGGGTTTAGTTGGAAAGACGAAATGCTGTCCACGTTGCAAAACTGGGCACGTGATAGCGGATGTGATGTTATTGAAGCATCGGGCAGGCTTGGGCTTGCACGTGCTTTTAAAGATGACGGATATCGTGTATTGTGGCAAGTGTTTGAATTACCCGTAGCTGAAGCGGGCTTTGGAGGTCAGAATGGCTAAGGGTGGCAG